TCCTTGAATGCATCTACTTCCATATCTAAGTCAGACATACTTGGTGCGGAGTCGAAACTCCAGAAGATATGCCCCGAGTGCTCATTGATAATTTGGCGTGACTTTTCCACATTGTCAATCAATGCACGTTCTGCATCTGTCTGATTCATTCCTGTAATCATAGAGAGCAAACGCATTGCCATAGTATGAGCGTTGGTATCTGCTGATACGTACAATGTAGGCACTTTGGAACGTAGTGCTATCGCAAGCGCTAAGGTCGACTTACCAGCACCAGGAGTGCCAGCAATCATCGATATCTCAGACCTACGAATACTTACTTTATTTATTTCTAGGGTACGGAATACGGGGGGGATTGGCTCCCCCCCGATATCCTTACTGCCTACTGCGCGGGCTAGTGTTCTCACGGTTCTCCTAGGTGATTAGAATGTATTCCAAGCAGGGTCGTTACGCTGGATGAATACAGGTGAACACTGGTCTGGAGTTCCCTTTGGTGAAGGACAGAAGAAGCCCTTCCAAGGACCCTTAGCACCTGAGCCTGTGCGAGGTGTGAGTGTTCCGTGTGGACATGAACGCGATGCAGGTGCTAGTTGAGCACCCTGTGTTGGATGTGCAGTGTGGTCTACGGTTGCTCCAGGAAATGCATTCTGGATATTTGCAACTGCTTGCGCTGTTGTACCTGCACCTGATAGTGATGCTGCCATCTCACCAAGTACATCCTGAACCTTTTCGGGTCCAAGGATAGCCCTGAGATTATTCTCGAATGAATCGACATCATCGCCACCTACGACGAAGATACGACCATCTGGCAGTTTGCTGCTGATTTGAAGTGATTGTGTCACTTGTCCGTCTCCTTTTGGTTGTTCTTGTTGAACTCTATCATATCACTGTATTGACCATTGCGGTACTTACAGTGGGATACTACACCACATCTGCCACAATTGCTTAGATTAGGCAGGAAGATGTCTGCTTTACGAGCCTTGTCAAAGGTGTTGAGAATATCTTCAACTCGCTCACTGAACAGGTAATCGATTGGCCATTCAGATATATGTCCAGTACGCGCATCCCAGAAACCTGCTTTATCAACAGTAATCCCGTCCCGTTGCAGAGCCCACGCATAGACTGCAAGTTGCAGAGGATGCTTCTGGGATGACGCGCCTGTTTTTATATCGATGAGCACCCGTTTCCCATCGAAATCTGTCATCACTCTATCGATTGCCATCTTGACTACGGTATCATCGATAGGTACTTCGTATTCTTTCTCGACGAATCCTTCGAGTGGTGTCCATCCGTTGTTACGGAACTTAGCCCACTTCTCAAGCATCCAGCGACCTTCACCATACCACCATGACATGTCTTCTTTCTTGACGAATTGCCATGTGTTCATGTCACCATGAATTGCTTCATCTTCTTGAACGCACTCAAACCATGCCTTGTTCCATACCTCATCGAGGTAAGCCGAATCCATGGAAAGACTACCAGCCTTATCATAGTACTCAGTAGCAAGATGCACGGCTGTACCGCCAGTTAGCCATACGGCGTGTCCATCCTGCAAGCCATGGAGTTTGGTGAGTTCGTACTTGTATCCGCAATCGAGCCATGTTGACATTGCGGAATAGGAAATATGCTTAGGTAATTGATTCATACCCCAACGATACCACAAGTCTTACGACTTGGCGGGTACGACACGGGTTTCTTAAAACCCTGCCTGAATCCGGATTTTAAGAAACGCCCCCCCTCCCCCCATAATTTCTTTAATGGTGGTTCAGGGGAGCGATGCTGTATTCAGGCATTTGCCGTCATCCATCATTTGAAGTTTCCGCCCCACGGTTTCCCGCGCCCCAACTATAACACAATGTGGTAGAGTTCGTGGCATGACACATGATGAATTGCTGGCAAAGATAATGAATAAGCGAGCCACAGTATATGAAGATGACATTGCAGTTGAACTAGCAGATGCCCTCCGTGCAGTAGTGGAGATGTGCAAACCATCTGACTGGGATAATGATGATAACTTTTACTGGAAGAAAGCATTGCTTGAAACGATTGGAAGGGAGTTAAGTTAATGGCTACTTATGAATACGAATGCCCTGGAGACGGGCAGATAATCAAAGTCCAACGCCCCATGGCAGCGGATGAGCCAGAGTACTTCTGTGAAGTCTGCGGGGATAAACTAAGGCGCATCTATGATGCTACCCCTATCCATTTCAAGGGTACAGGGTTCTATAAAACAGGAGGATAATATTCTGATGCCCTCTACCAGGGGTAGTGGGACGTACACATCAGATAGGGTGGTTGGCATAAATGTGAATCGCTTGGGGAACCTAGGATAACTGCCAAGATGGAAGGGTCAATCCATTGCCAATCACCTGCACTAAGTCTAGAGACGCAAAAAGAGGGGGCCACCCGAAGGTGACCCCCAATCTTTGTTACTTTCTTACGCGTCCTCTGGGTCGCTGTAAAGAGCAAGAACAGTCTTAGTGTTCTCTGCCTTCTGAGCACCGAATGACAAGCCAGTTGCACCTGCAATAAGTCCTAGCACGACCTCCTGTGGAAGGTTTGGTACATAGACTGCTACAAGGGCTATAATAGCCTGTACGAGGCCAGCATAGGCTGCTGGAGCCTTTCCTACGAATGGAAGTTTAATCTTCATATTAGTCTCCTTATGACTTGAATACTGGCTTTCCAAAGCCAACTACTGTTACTGCCTGTGACTTACGCAACTTAGAACCATTCTTCTTCTTAAAGGCACGAACCTTCAAGCAGACCTGACCGCCATTACGCTGGTCACCCTTCTTATCAGGGGCTGTGTTGCCTTCAATGCAGGTTACAGTCCCGTCTCCGTTGTCTTTAACCACGATTCCAACATGGCTAATGCGGTCAACCCCATCGTTGGGAAAGTCAAAAAAGACAATATCGCCAGGGAGAGGAGTCGCCTCTTCCGCTTTTTCCCATTGCCCTTTCTTAATGAACGCATCAGCACCTTTAACTGTGCTGACCACATTAGGAATCTTAAGTCCCACTTCATTTGCACACCAATTCACGAATGAGCCACACCAAGGCAAGAAGTTAGCCTTTGTGAAAGCACCATACTTTGTCTCGTTATCCTTAGGTCCCTCGATAACACCGAGTTCTCCTCTTGCTACAGCAATGAAATCATTACGCTGTCCCATATTATTCCGCCTTCTTGTCTACTTTGGCAAACGCTTCGTTAATCTCTTCTGCAGATAGATTTCCATCTGCAAGATAGAAGCGAGCAAGTGCTTCAATCACACGTGCTGCGCCTAGTGCGCCAGCCAAAACTGCTGCTTGCCATACTTCGATACCAACTAATGAGCCAGCACCAACAACTCCTAGTGCCTCTGCTGCAATAACTGCAACAATACGCATTAGTACGCTCTTCAATGTATCCATTTATTCCTCTTTTCGGGTGTATTCTCTAATAAAGTAAACTAATGACCCCCATAGAATGAGATACATTCCAATGGTTCGTGCGCTACCTTCAAAGCAAATCCATGCAAAGAGCAAACCAACAACAGTCATGTTGAGGTCTGCTAGGATTCTTAGGGCTTTTCTCATTAAGGTTTTCTCCTAATTGCAGCACCTGCTGCTTGGCTGACTATGCTTCCTACGATTACTGCTTGAACCACGGCATCCTTTGACTTCTGCCGTGCTTCGGGTGACATGTCCGCCCCAACTGCTCCCAGTGCAGCAATGGCTGCTGCTGGGTTTGTAAATAATTCTGTAAGCAACTCTGCAGGATTCTGCAATAGTTCCACTTGCTCTGCCACTTCTTGTGATAGAATAACTCCATTGTCTAAAGTAATAGTAGGAGGTTCATATGCAATTTCAGGTTGAGATGTTGGTACAGGTTCTGGAAGTGGCAAGGGCGAAGGCTGGGGCTGTAATTCAGGCTGCTCCTGAGTCTCGTCCTCAATTGGAGTCTCATGCGTTTCTTCTTGCGCTGGATGTTCAGAAGGTTCTTCGACAGGCGATTGCTCTTCAGGAACTTGCTCTTGCTCCGTCGGCTCCTCTAATGGAGCCTCCTGTTCTGTCGAAATCGGTTCTTCGACGACTACAGGTACAGGGTCTGGTTGAGGAAGAGGCTCAGGTTGAGGCTCTACCACCACAGGAACTGGTTGAGGTTCCACTGCAGGGATTGGAGTAGGCAATGGTATCGGTTGACTTATTGGTAATTGCGCTGTGCTTGTATCCACTGGCACTGTTGCCGTATCTGATAATGGTGTCGAAGTATCAACGAGAACGGTCTCAGAATCGTTCACGCTTGGAAGCGTTGAAGTCTCTGAGGAAGGAACGTCAGGCTGAGAAGGCTGAGTCGATGAGGGAGATTCGCTCGTTGACGTCTCGACTGATTGATTCGGACTATCGACTGTATGACTTTCAGCAGGACTTGAAGGAGTCTGAGTTTCAGACGGTGTATCAACTACTGTCTGCGTATCGGAAGTTGCAGGAGCAGTCACGGTCTCCACAGTGGAAGTTGCCGTATCCGAGCCAACAGGTTGGCTCTGGGTCGTATCAGACTCCGAAGGACCCGACGATACAGGTATGGGCAAAATCCCATTATAGTAGCGAAGAGCCGAATCGGTAAGGTTATCTGATACATAGCCAGAGTTATGAATTATCTGGCAGTAGAATGCTGCGATATTTCCTCTGCCCTGAAAGTATGAGTTAGAGTTATCCCAACCAACATTAAAAGTTCCATTGGTACAGGTAACTCTAACCATTCCAGTTTGAACTGCGTTGGCTGCGCCCATAAAGGCAAAGCCAGCCCAGAGTCCTAGTATTACTGCAGCGTACTTACTGGCCTTTGCTTTCGCAAAGCATCTTGTAGATATCATCGATACGGCTACTTTGGCGGGACTGTTCTGTTTCAACTCTTTCCAATCGTTGCGTGTTGATATTAACTGCGTCCCTTAAACTACTACCATGATTTGGCTTTAGTTCACTAAAATAATGCTTGACTAGCCATCCAACTCCTGCTGCAAATCCTGCAACTAAAGTCATGATTGCTACGGCAAATCCTGCCCACTCTGCTGGAGTCATTATAAGACCGTCCTAACAGTAACCATTAGAACTCCACCGAATCCATCAAAGTCACCATTAGGTGGTGCTTTACGTGAGAAGTTTACCTTTTCGATGACTCCCTGCACACGCTCACCAACTGTGAAGTCTTGAACATTTACAATATCGCGTGTTGCTTCGAGTTCTTCAAATGCTTGAATTCGCTCCCACGCACGACCCTTGTACCCCACTACCACGTTAAAGCGGTCTTTCTCAATATCGAAACACCATACAGGGAACTGGATAAGTCGCTGTCCCTTGGTTGCAGGCAAAGCCTTGATTTGATAGCCCTTGAACACTGGTCCTAGTGCGGAATTGGTCGTACTGCGTGAGAGCAAAAACTTGTATGAGAGGTACTCTTGAGAGCCTTCAGGAGAAGTAGTTGCTACTTCAGGAGAACCTACTGCACCACCATAAGTGATAATGTCGTACAGATTGTTGTACGCATCCTGAACTTGAATATCCATAGCACCATTGCGGAAGTCGCCACGGCCACGTACAAACTTAAAGTGCTTAGGCTCAAGTGTACCAAAGCGAATCTTACCTGTGGTCACATATCCAGATGTCATCAACTCTGTCTCTGACTCAATGTAGATTGCACCAGGAGCCTGTGCTCTTGCAGCAGTGCTTGTAACTGCAGTAGATGGCACATTCCCGCTAGTCTTAGCATAGGAGAATGTAGTTGATGTTACTGCTGTAATTGTGAATGGTGCATAAGGAGCCGCACCTGCAGAGTTAAATGTTGAATCAACACCCTCCACCCAGACCAAATCTCCGACTACGAAGCCGTGAGCAGTTTGTGTTGAGATAGTTGCAACGTTTGCTGTAAGTTGCTTGTTCACAATCTTAGTACCCTTTGTAAGGCCCTGAGATGTAAATGCTAGGCGGTTAGTGCCATCAATGAATGCACAGGAAGTTGTCTGACGTCCCTGTCCGCTGACATAGTAGACATCGTTTGCCCAAGCAAAGCGTAGTGGCTCTACCTGATTAGACAAGTCAATGCGGATAGTTCCTGGCTCTCCTGCTACAGAAGCAGCACACCAGACGAAGCGGTCACGGGCTGCAAAGTCATAGACTGGCTGTACAGTCTCTACAATAAGTGGACCATAGAGAAGTGAGCCATCTGTCTCATTGATAGAGGCAACACGTACTCCCTTGTTGGTTCCAATCATCATATAACCAAGGTAGTAGTAAATCTTATGTACAACCTCGCCAACAGGAAGTTCTGCTGCTGTTACTGCAAAGTTAAGCACTGGCATAGCACCATCGGTCTTGAGTGTAAACTTCTGAATTGTTGACTGGATACCATTGTAGCCAGCAACATAGATAGCAGGACCAGATGCAGCAATTGATGTATAGATGTGATTAGTAGATGGGTGCTCGTAGATTGCAGTGCCAATGCCAGAAGCAGTTGGACTCCACTCGTAGACCTTGTTATTAATGCATGCTACAATTCTTTCCTTAACGTACTCCATAACAGCATTAGTAATTGTTGTTCCAGCATTAGAAAACATCTTAGTGACGTCACCACTTGGAACATTATCTACAACACCACTTGTGTGGTCACCAGTTAATGGCTTCTTAAATACATAAAGATTTGGTGTGCCACTATCTGAGCGATTAGTAGCAAAGTATGCTGTAGTTCCATCGTCGCAAATTGCGTAAACTGGATAGTCTTGGCCAGCATTAAAGTTAATAAAGTGTGTTTCTACGCCGTCAAGGTTGACTTTATCTACGTCATAGCCATCATGCATGAGAACGCCCTTATTGGTTCCCCACTCAATAGAGCGCATTGACTGCCATGGACGCTTGTTTGGCTGTAAATCTTCTGTAGTAATGTGACCTGCATTGCAAGTCTTAAGCAGGCTTACTTCACCCTTGTTCCAGACGTTTACGCCTTTGCTATCAGCAAAGCGATTATGCGCTGTTGTATCGTTAGTGCCTGGCTCATAGAAGTTAACGCCGTCGCCTGCATGGAAAGATGACTGAGAGCGAATCCACCAACCAGTAAGAGACTGCTCGCCTGGCTCTGTAGATGAGTCAAACTGGTCCTTACGATATGGCGCTGTTTCGCGCTGGTAAGGGTATGTATCTGTTGGAGCCATGAAGAATGGCATACCACCAATCGCAACATCATATGTCTCTGCACGGTTAGTCCAGAAACCTGTAGTACCAGGATTACCAATGTTTAATGGTATGGACTCGGTAATATTACGCGCCACGTTACTCCTAAGATAGAAATGAAAAATGAGCAGTTTAGACCCATGCTCAGGGGTAAGTGTTTTACGCTTCTACGATTGGTGGAAGTTCAAGTTCAACTACAGGAACAAAAAAGTCTCCACCGTCAATTCCATTTTCATAATCCCAACCATCTGTGATGTCAATATACTTATCAGGATTTGAAGTAATTTCTTCATTAACTTCACTGAATATGAGATTTGTTACTTTATTGTTTTCAATAACTGCAAATGTTTTGCTCATTTATTGTTGTCTCCTTCTATTACCAGTAAACAAATACTGCACCAGGAGCACCTGCTCCACCAACTTGGTCATAACCACCATTTGTTCCAGGAGTTCCTCCTGCACCAATGGTTACTGCTGTGAACTTA